CATCGCAGACCAAAAGTGCAAGATGTATAATGCACTGGAGTGGCACAACTTTATTGCTGACACTCGCGAGTTTGTGGATGAGCCAGACGCAACACTAGAAGATTTATTCGAGATTGCATACGGCGATGAGTTCTGGTTCGAACTCGCTCCATACCCAAAAGCAGTATATCAAATGGCTTTCGACCTACGCTGTGAAGAATTTATCATCTGCTCTAGCGATGCAGAATGCGAAATGATTCAAGACATGGCGGCAGAGTCAGGTGATGACGAAGAAATATTTTGGGCGGAGTAACAAAAAACCCTTGACAAACCCAAAGATACGTAATATAATATATGTATAAAATGAAAAAAGGGAGACAAACATGACACGCCTAGAATTACAGCAAATACTACTCAATGAAATCGTAGAGCAAGATTTCGGCAGAGTTGCTGTAATATTGGAAGGGCGAGATACTGCGGGCAAAACAGGAACTATCCGTGAGCTAACGCACTACCTCCCAACTAGCAAGTATTCTGTAAGCATGAGTTCTAAACCGAACGAGTGGGAAATGGAGAACTGGCTAGAGTCATGGGAACACAAGCTGCCTGGCGAAAACCAGATTGTATTCTTCGACAGAAGTTGGTACAGTCGCGCAATGGTTCAGAAGCTAAATGGCTGGTGTACTGATGAGCAATACGAAGCATTCATGCGTGAAGTGCTTGAGTGGGAAAGCCAACAACCTGTCAAATTCATCAAGCTTTGGCTCTCAATTAGTGAGCAAGAGCAAGACGAGAGAATCACTCACAGGAAGAGTTCGCCCCTCACCAAGTGGAAATTTTCACCCAACGATGCGGTAGCCCTCAGCAAGTACGACCAGATGACACTTCTCAAAGAGCGCGTACACACTACTCTTGGAGACTGGCACACAATCGACTACAACGACAAGAAGTCAGGCAGATTGGCTCTAATCACAAAAGTTGTAGATATTTTGAGCGAAGCGTAAGAAAATGATTGACTTCGCTCAAAAAGCCAAGTATAATATTTATATTGATTGGGAAAAAGTAGGCAACAATCAGAAAATGAAGCCAAGCCTGATATTTCCCTTGACAATATGTCCAAATCAGAGTATAATAGTTATATTATGAAATGGATAGAATGGATAGAAATTAAGATTAACGATTTTTTATTGGGAGATAAAAACATGGCAACAGCTAAAAATTACACAGACGAAATGGTTTCACAAATGGTAGAAACCTACGAAGCAAGCCCAACTAGGGACACAGTAGAGCAACTAGCAAACGACTTAGGTAAAACTACTAGAAGTATCATTGCTAAGCTTTCACGCGAAGGTGTTTACAAGGCACAACCAAGAACAACTAAATCTGGTGAGCCTGTAGTATCTAAGCAACAATACGTCGACGCTATCACAGCACACTTCGACATCGAGATGCCTACACTCGTCAAAGCAGGCAAGCAAGATTTGCAGAAACTTGCTGAAGCACTTGAGCTAAGCGTAACAGCTTCCTAAGTGTAAACGAGAAAGGTGGAGACACGCTCTCCACCGAGTACCAACCTGATTGAACTTTAAGTACCAAAGCATAAAAAAGTTCTTGACAACAGGTAAAATTCTATGTATAATATGTATATAGAAAATTGAGAAAGAACACATTTTTCAATTAAGCGGAGACTGGCAGTCCAGTTAGTAGCAACTTCGGATTGTGAACACCCCGCATAAGTCCAGTCGGTCGCATCAACGGCAGTAAAACCCACGGCGTGAACTTACCACGTGCCAAAGTAGGGTATGCCAACAAGTGGTGGACAGGTTAATTACGCGTGGCAATACATACTTTAGCCAATAAGACGTAGTAGTAATGTGAGGATTCCTGTCGAGCGGTGTAAGGGAGAACGCTTTAGTAAAGTAGGTCAACCCGCTCACTTTTAACTAACTAATGGAGAAAAGTCCAAGATAACAAACCAATTTGATGGTAGCAACTTGGCAAGTATGAGAACCGACAATAGTACAAGAGCGACTCATATTAAAAACCTTCGCGCTGGTAACATTGAACCCTCGACGCGGAGTCGGTTGAAGGAAGCATTGCTTATAATTCAACGTGAAGTCCCATAGTAGATAGCCGAGCAGAGCAAAATGAAGTTTGTATACAGACGTAAACTGCGAAGGAATGGTCACTCCAGTGTATCCTGCGAATACCAATCGGGTTGAGGACGGGCATAGACGTGAAAGGCATTTCACGCCGCAACGTAACATCGGCGAAGTAAAAAGGGATGTAGGAGCGAATTGCTAGCACAGTAGCTTCTTGATTTTGTGAACGGATGACGCGCATGCTTTTGCTATAAGTCCTCACCTAGTAGCAAAACGATAATCAAACAAACAATCTAGTTTTTTGAACCCCACCAACGCGTGGGGTCTTTTTTATTCTTAAACTTCACACATCAAAATTTTGAAGCCACACTCAAAATAGTTCTTGACAAATCAGTCAAAACCACTTATAATATATACATAAATTAGAAAAAGGAAAGAATTTTGGATGATATAGCGTACAAACTCAAACTTATTCAAGAGTATAGGCTAACATCCTTTGCGATGATAGGTACAGCGAGCCACAACCTTTGGTTAGTTCGTTGTGCTGGTCGAGCAATAAATCAATTAGTAGAGGAGAAGTTAATGCCCGATACAGAAATAGAACAATTAGTAGACAAACTAATTGGCATGGTGAACAAGCAGGACGTAGCAACTGCAATATGCGAAGAGCTTGTTGATATAGATTTACATGCCGCTGACAGATTGCAGTTTTACTTGTCAGTAGCAATTCAAGAGAAGTTAGGAGGTGGCGAAGATGCCGATAAAGTTTAAACCCGATGCAGTTCAATACAGTCGTGCGACTGGCAAAACAACTGTGACCAAGCATTTTATTAAACAAACACCAAAGCAGGAGTTGATTGACTACATTAATAGTAGTAATGCGAAGAAAAAAGTAAAGCAGAAGTGCTTGAACGAACTTACCCGCAGGGGTGTGAAGATAGTATGGGTGCCGAAGAATGACTAAGGTTATAGACTTCCCCACCAATCTAGAAGCTAAACGACTTCGTAAGGAGATGGAGGAAATGGAGAATGACATCAAAGCGCATCTCGAAGACCTCCAAGTCCTTAACGAAGAAGTAGTATCGCTTACTGTTGCGTATGAAGATATGCTCAGGAGATTGTGTGAGATAACAGGTGTCGAGCTACCTGCCGACTTCGCTCATTATTCAGGAGACGACGATGGCGACATGGACTAAGAAAACAACTATGCACGAATCGCATAAGAAAAAGACCACGATTGGTCGTGGCAGAGGAACTTTTAGTATTAATATGAATAAGCATAAGAAGCGTTCATACAAGAAGTATAGAGGACAAGGCAAGTGATTTTTAACCAATGCTACTTTATATCATATTTCACCGACACTCATAGAGTAGAAAGACGACGTATGTTGAAGAAAGCAGTTAAGTGGGCATTCGATAAAGATTTTGATGTGACGATTATCGCATCAAACTGGATTCACGAAGATTACTTGCAGTTCGCCGACTGTCAGATAGTATCAGTACCAGTTCGACTCCCGCCAGGGCATATGCGCAACATTGCATTGAGTATGTTCTATGCGGGAAACAATGACGAATGGTGTATTGTACTAGATGATGATACATGGATTGCAACTGGCGATGATTTCATAGATACTATGAGAAAAATGAAAAGCGCAGGTACTGTTTGGGGTTTATCAGTCGAAGACGAAGTAGACACTCCAATCAGTAATCCTACGCATTACGAACTTACACAGTCTATATACGTCAAATCAGGAGTTTTTATAGTAAGAAATGGATGCGGTGTGTACTTTAACCCTGCGTACAAATACTATGATGGTAAACTCATGTTTGGCGAAGACGTAAATTTTATGGCAAGATGTTGCTATGCTGGTAAAGATTTCAGAATGGTAGCAAATGCACAAACAAACCTATCGAGAAGTAGGTTTCAATTACCAAGTACATGGCTTGACCCGCAAGAAGATGTAAAGAAAAGATTCTTGCCAACCAAAGCCATGCACGAATTGGACAAGATAGATTTCACACCAAGTAGGAATGGTGTGCAATTAAACGGAAATCAAGTAGGAAGGCTAAAAGCACCTACAATTTATTGGGAGAAATTATGAAAGAATTAGGTAAAGGTATTCAGTATCAAATTGATGATGCTGGCGTATTGACGTTGAAAGTCGACACAACCAAAGACTTTGGTCTGAGTGGTAGTGGTAAATCGACTATGATTGCTACATCTAGTGGTAATCAGAAGATTAACATTGATGGCGAAGATGTATTTATCGGCATCAACATTTATAAAAAGGCGGTGTAATATGATTGATATTAACGATTACTGCCACTTCGTACGTTCTACAACGAGTCAACCATCTTTGGATGTTCGCGACTTTAGTGGTAAAATGTACGAATTAAATAATTGGTTTGTATCTCCACAGATTCTAACTGCTGTTATTGGTATGCAGTCTGAAACTGGTGAGTTTGCTGAGATTGTAAAGAAAATTATCTTTCAAGGCAAAGAGATGACAAATGACCAACGCTATCATATGATGCGTGAACTTGGAGATATTATCTGGTATTGGTGTCAGGGCTGCATGGCACTAGGGTATACGCCAGAAGAAGTAATTGCAGAAAACATTAAGAAACTCGAAAGTCGATACCCGAATGGCTTTGAAGTGTTTCGTAGCGAAAACCGAAAGGAAGGAGATTTATAGTGGATTTATTAGTAGATATATTCCTATTTCCTTGGTACACAGTACAATATATTGGCTCAGTAATACTATGGGCAATATTTATCAGTTTTATTGCTTATCATATCAATATGGATATATTCTCAGATTGGTTAAATATGATAGTAAAAAAGGTTAAGTTCTATTTCAATAGAGTGAGAGGTAAACAGTAATGGCAAATCATGTGTATCAAGACGTAATAGTACGTAATATTGATTCAGGTGCTAGTTTAGATACACTGGTACGTGATTCAAATGGAGAGTTCCTAGAACCAGAACATATGGTTTTTATGAAAGACTGTGGTCAGGAATGGGACGAAGATGGTAACCTAAACAACTGGTATCAGTGGGGTTGTGATAATGTAGGAGCGAAGTGGTGTCATATTGAAGATGCTGGCGAGGACTTCTTATATATCAACTCAGCGTGGTCACCAGCAATGGGTTTAGTAGAAAAACTAACTAAGCATCTGGCGCAAGGTGATGAGAACATTGAAGTTGAGCATCAGTACACAGATGAGTTCTATAACTTTATTGGTGTGGCTAAGTACACATTCGATGCTGATGATGGCGAAGTTATAGTTGATTATCAGGAGATTGACTGGGATGTAATAGCAGAATACTTCATTGAGAAGTACACAGTCGACCCTCGTAACGAAGATTTTGATTGGGATAAACCTCTTGGAGAGGACAAGGAATGTCCTTATGAAGTCCAAGCCGAGTTCATTGAGAACTGGCGTAGAGAAGCGTATGACTCAATATAAAAAGATAGTAGAAAAGCAACGTATTAAACTAGCAGCGGAAGAGTGGGGTGCACAAGTAAAAGACCTGCACCTCCATTCTTTAAATAGTTTGTGGTATGATAATAGACCACAAGATACAGAAAATAATCAGATGGTTACTGATATACAGTATAATAACGGAATGATTACTAGAAAACTGTCTGATGGAACATTAATTATACTCCAAGAAGCGTGGAGTAGAGAGAAAGTAGAGGATTTATATGGAAGAACAACGAGTTGAAGACTACTGGGATGCATTCAGTAAGTATGATGATGACGAAGTGGTGCATGTGTTAGCTGAGAAATGGGGTTGGTCTGTATATAGAGTAGAGCAATGGATTAAAAATAAGGAGGATTTAGGATGGCTGTGAATTATAGTCAAGAAGATACTCAGTACATAACTGATGAGTATAAAAAGAATCCTTCTCGTGATACAGTAGATAGACTTGCATTAGAGCTAGAAAAGAGTGCAAAGTCGATTATTGGTAAATTGAGTAGAGAAGGAGTATATCAAAAGACTGAGTACTTAACCAAAGCGGGCGAAAAGCCAGTTACAAAACGAGAGGTTGTAGAGAAGATTAGTGAGCTAGTAGGAATTGAATATCAAACCCTAGCGGGGTTGGAGAAAGCTCCTAAGAGTTCTTTGAAAGCACTGCAGGACTCTCTTATATTACATCTAGCACCAGAGGAGTGGAAATGAGGTTATGTAAAGTAAAAAACAATGGGCATGGAGTATATGCTGAGGTACTTGGGATTGTTGATACCCCAACGGGTGTGAAGGCAAGACTGAGGTTTCCTGATGAACACAGGGAGTTAGTATCGGTCACACAGATACGAATACTACAACCTGATGATTTCAATAACAAACCATCTCGGTTTCTGAAAGCTAGACGTCGACATGACATAATTTAATAAAGTGAATAAATTGTGGAGGAACCCACTTTAACAGGTGGGTTTTTTATTGATTAAAAAATTTTGAATTGGGGCAAGTTGTGATAATTACAGGCGTATTTGTAGTAATTAGTTTCTTTGTTATAGGATTGTGGTTGTGTTTAGATGAATAAAGGTTATTTGGTTGTCTTTAGTTGAATTGACATAACCAACTCTCCTTTATTCTCCAGAATTCATCAGCTCTCAATCCCGCATCTTCACTCGCTGGCGCTCCCTCGATGCTCTTGATTAGTGATTCTGAGATTAGGAGTGCTGGAGTGGTTGATGATTGGTTTTGATTATATTCTTAATTATGTATTTATTATACCATAACTTTTGAAACAAAGCAAGAAGTATTTTTGCCGATGTGGATGTAGGCAGGGTAGGAATACGATTTTATATCGTAAAAATATTTTAAGGTTTGAAGATAGTAGTGTTACGATGATGATTTTTTATATTCACCACCTTCGTTACTTATCTTCGTGATGGTCTTTTGCGTAAATGCGCAGTTTCTTGCATGAGAACTTTTCTTTGTCTTTTAACTGCGGCTGCTTTTTTACGCTTTCTTTTGGTGGTCGGTTTTTCGTAGTATTCACGTTCCCGAACCTCTCGTACGATTCCAGCGTCATCACATTTCTTTCGAAACAACCTTAGTGAACGTTCGAATCGCTGATTTCTACAGTTTACGCTAGGCATCCGCTCTCCTGTGAAAAGTGTAACCCTTCTTGCGTAAATTATGAACTTTGTTTCTGATACTTTGCGACGTGCGACCAAGTTGCCCCGCGATGACATTCATCGGAGTTTTGTTATAGTGCTCGCGCAAGTATTTTATTTCTTTGTCAGTCCAAGTTCTCATATTTATATTATACTAAAATGAGAAGCAAAAGTCAAGAACTATTTTTACCATGGGTCAGAAAAGTTCTTGACTTAGCCTGTAAATCCATGTATAATATATGTATAGAAATGAGAAATAGAGGAGAAAATTTCTATGTGGAGTAATCCTCTCAGTTGAGTTATGCGGGTGTAGCTCAACTGGATAGAGCAACAGCCTTCTAAGCTGTAGGTTGCAGGTTCGAGTCCTGCCACCCGTGCCAAATTAAGGAGTAATATGATTATACAAGGTAGTATGCGACACACTAGTAGTGGTCGTAAGAAAAAGAACTCTCATCTTTATCGAAAGAAAAAGAGTGCAAATGCTATGGGCTGGACTCGTGAGAAGCGTGTCTTGCATCAGAAAAAGAAAGAGTACCCTAGCGCTCCTATTAGCCCTTACACTCCTGCTGTAGACAATAGTTGGAAAGTCGAGGAGAGTAAGAATTTTACAGTCGCACCTGCATACAACAAAGGTGCATATCAAGTAATCCCTAGGGATTGCGTAGAGGATATAGGCAAATGATGATTGAATCAGTGATGATGGCTATGGTTATCATCTTTTTTACAGGCGTAGCTATTTATATGGCTTGCCTTTCAGACCCAACGCTAAATAAGAAGAAGTAATGGATATTTTTGGATTTTCAGAAGCACAATGGCTAGTAATAGCAGTATGCTCTAGTGGTATTTTCTATACCATCGGACGCAGGGTTGGGATAGGCGACTGTCTTGATTGGATGCGTGAAGAAGGGCATATAGACTATGATGATTGAAAATAGTTCTTGACATCGCTCCTTAATTTTGCTATAATAAGTATGTAGGTGAAAGGTTCGCCTACGTTTTAACGCTTGTACCGAAAGGGCAGGCAAGTATTATACCGAAAGGGTAATGGAGAAAAATATGACTACAATAAGTAGAGAACTAATCAGAAACTTTTGGCTAGGACACAATCCTGCATGGTTTGACCAATTGCACGATTCCTACCCAAGATATAACATAGTGGAAGGCAGAGATGGATTCAAACTTGAAGTCGCTGTGCCAGGTTGGAAGAAAAAAGACTTATCCGTGGTTCTTAAAGATAACGAACTACGTATAAAAGGCTCTAGAAGCGATGAAGGAGGTGATCCGTATCTGCATCAGGGACTTAGCACAAAGTCATTCGACAAAGTCTTTGTCCTCAACTCTGACCTCAAAGTCGAAAGTGTAAAGCTTGAAGACGGACTATTAACAATTAGTATAATGAAAGACAAATCCAAAGAACAGGAGTTGGACATTATCTAAACATTAGGGGGACGCAAAGTCCCCCGACTTCCACTAAGAAAAGGAAAATTATGAATATAGGATATAACGGAATAGAATTAATAAAAAGGTTCGAAGGATGTGAACTAGAAGCATATAAATGCCCAGCTGGTGTTTGGACGATTGGCTATGGACATACGAAAGGTGTCTATGAAGGTCAGAAAATTACTGAAGCGGAAGCAGAAGATATGCTAAGACATGAGCTAGTAGAGTACGAAAACTATGTAAATACATATGTGACCGCACCACTGTCTCAGTATCAGTTCGATGCGTTAGTCTCATGGACATACAATTTAGGTGGTGGAAATCTCAAGAGTTCAACCATGCTGAAAGTTCTGAATGAAGGAAATTATGAAGAAGTGCCTAACCAAATGAAAAGATGGAATAAGGCAGGAGGCAAGGTACTACAAGGTCTAGTAAGGAGACGTGAGGCCGAAGCCGAGATGTTTCAAGGGCAAGGATGGATTGGTTAAAAAACTTGTGGAACGAGTTCTATTATTGGCTCTTTCCACGTTACGAACTATCTGTAAGTTACAACCATACGTGGGGAGACGCAGATGATAAGAAATATACAGTAAAGAAGTTTTTAGTTACCAAAGAAAAGCACCTCAAGTTTATAACTGATGAGGGGCAAACAGTCGAAATCCGAGGTGCCGATGGCTTGAACTATAGGATTAGACAATTATGAATCAATTCTTTTTAGCAATTATATTAGTGTTATCTTTAGGGTGCTACTACCTATGGAATGCAAATCAGGTTTTAACAGCAAACAACATACAGTTAGAACAAGCAGTAGCAACGCAAGAGGAGGCGATAAGCTCCTTACAGAATGATTTTGCTTTGCAGACAGAATCACTAAACGCACTTCAGTTAAAAAGTCAAGAAGCTCAGAAAGAAATGAATCGCTATCTTGACATCTTCAAAAGACATAATTTAACTAAGTTAGCAGCTGCAAAGCCCGGCTTATTAGAGCCAAGGATTAATAATGGAACAAAAAATGTATTTGACAGCATCGAAGAAGTTAGCCGTAATATTGACGACCTTGATGATGCTCCCGAGTTGCAGTCTACTAACTCCAAAACAAATTGAAGTTAGTGCTAAACCAATAGAGCGTAAGATTGCACAACCAGTCATGCCTCGCGAGATTGACCTCAAAGAGCCTTACTGGTATGTCGTCAGCGAAAAGAACGTTGATGAATTTTTAGAGAGAGTAGAAAAGGAACATGGTTCAATAGTATTTGTAGCTATGTCTATTCCTGATTATGAGTTGATGAGTTACAATATGCAAGAGTTAAAGCGTTATGTAATTGAACTCAAAGAAGTCGTAGTATATTATCGAAAAGTTACTACGGAGAACCCAAATGAAAATGAAGGAAATTCAAATAACTAACATTAGTGTGCTTAGGCACTTAGATGACCTTGCAGTGCAAGTCATGGGCATGCCACACACTTTTTCTAAGAATCCAAAGCCAGATGTAACATTTGCGCGATTAAAGGAGTTAATGGAAGATGACTCGTATGAGGGCTACCCAGATATCTATAATTATTCTGACTTTGCTGGTGAGTCTACCTTTGGACTAACTGAAGGAAATAGTAAAAACTTAATAAAGTCAAGATACTACTTTTTGAAGAAAGTACAAGGAGTAGTACCAGGTAAGTGGTACTTTGATACTCTTGCAGTCTATCCTTCAGAGTATGGACACTCAGGATGGCAAAATTCTAAACACAAACCTAGACATTCAATTAGATTTGTCTACAGCCCAGGCGAAGGTTATTCTATCGGAGTTGATGGAAGCAGTAGAAAACAACTTACAGTAAAAGATAGACAAAACAATGGAGTAGCAAAGAACTGGACTTGTATTTATAATGAGTTCAGAAAAGATGGGCAGTCATGGTTTGCAGATAGAAACTCAGGGTCAGGAGTACGAGTAGTAATAGACCTATCAATAAAAACTAAATACACACAAGAAGCACACAAATTTTTAGAGTACTTACAGGAAAATGCTTGATAATTTTAAAGAGTTGGCTGATGAAGTCATTAGATTACAACCCCCGCAGTTTGACGGACAATTTGTACAAGCCGATAGCTGGCTTATGTATAAAATGTCTGAATATGAAGATGGGACTGTATCACTTTATAGAAACTCTTTTCCTAAATTTAGAGATTATCAAGACTTATACTTCGACCAAATCAAAGCCCTAACGGGTACCACCCACGTCAATCGACTTTCTCTTGTTCGCACAAATCCTAACACAGTTATGCCTCCTTTCTCTAAAAACACAGGTTTTATGATGTTGGAGACTGATGGGTTGTGGGGAGTAAAGTGGCTAGACGAAACTAAATTAGCACAAAGATTACTATATCTAAAACCATATTCAGTACGATTCTTGAGAGATTTTGGACAAGAGTTTTCATTTCCTGTAACTAAGCCAGGTTTATTATATACTGGAACTAACACAAGTCTATATAGTTATGGACACGCACTATTTTTTATGTTTGAATTATGATTAAGATATTTGTAGGAACATCAGATAAAGAGGATATGTTTGCAGAACGTATACTGACGTGGTCACTATACAAAAATGCAACACAACCTCTCGATATTAAGTTTCTCAGACCGAGTATGTTTCCTGACTGGAATCAAAGAGGGTGGGGTACACCTTTTACTTGCTTCCGATATGCAATCCCAGAATTATGTAATTTTGAAGGACGAGCCATCTACATGGACGTAGACCAAATTAACTTTCGAGATATTACACATCTTTGGAAAGAAGATTTAAAGGGCAATGCTTTTGGAATGGTTTGGGACACTCTGAACTGGAATGATAAAGATTGGGAAGGTACAGAATGGGAGCGCGGTTGGTATAGTGATAGTGTGATGTTAATTGATTGCCAATTAGCCAGACCGCACATGGCACCGATTGCGGAGCTTGCAGAAAGTTCCTTTAGTTACAAGTACGAATTTATGAAAAAGATGGGATGTCCTAAGTCTCCTCATTGTATTACTAAATTAGACAGTAGATGGAACAGTTTTGACGGATATGTGACAGATGATGAAAGTTTGCATGATAATCGGACTAATCATAAAAGATATGAGATAGAAGACATCTGGCAGCTACATTGGACAGGACTGAGTGGACAACCTTGGCATCCAAAGTACGGCGGTTTTGGAAAATCAACACACCATAGACAAGACCTAACAGATATACTTTGGAAGTACGCAGATATAGTAGATAGAATAGCAGAACCGTGGAAATACTAAAAGTAGATTTTCCACAGGATTTGATGGAAGATATCTGTGAAGTATTTGATACTCACTTAGCTGTGCCAGGAGGCATACAAGATAACAGAAAAAATTGGAGAAAATCGAGTGTAAGATACATTCAATCTCCACCGAATTTAAAATTAGTTCACTCACGAGACCATCGCCTAAAAAGATTAGATGAGTGGATTCAGCAGTATAACCCTCACGACTATGAGATATACGCAGAGATTATACAAGTTACGACTTATGAAGAAGGAGAGTTCTATAAAGAACATAGGGATGCGAATGGCCCAGACCACTATCGTAAGTTATCTTTAACAGTACAACTCAACGACCCGAGTGAGTATGAAGGTGGTGAGTTTGTATTTAAAGATTTTGGAGAACAAAAACTACAAAAAGGACAGGCATGTATATTTAATCCAACACTACTGCATGAAGTAAAACCAGTAACCAAGGGAACAAGATACTCAATCGTATCTTGGTTTTTAAAGAGATGATACCTTTTGAAGATTTAATACCATTTTCAGTAGAGAGATTCCGTGATGAATTTCAAAACAAAAAGTGGTTTGTACATAAGTCAGAAAACCCACGATTTCGAGACCATTTTAGTTGGCGAGAGTTTGACCAATATATGAACTCGTATGGACTGAATGGGCATCAGCGTATGCCTCAGTGCCAAATCGTAGGAGAAAAGAAGTATTGCCATAAGAAATCTACACCAAAGCTGACTCGAGAAGAGATTCACAGCAGATGGACAGCTGGCGATAGTTTTATTCTTACATTATGTGAGTTCTTAAACAAAACAATGTGGCAACAGTGTGTGGAGTTTGAAAAACATTTTGGAAGAGGCCAAGCCAATATTTATTGCTCTGGTCAAAGAGACGCTAGATGTTTTCCTACACACGCAGATACCACAGAGAACTTTCTATTTCACGTTCGCGGTAAGATTCGTTGGTATATTATGAACGAATACGAATGGGATTGCCCTGCCGAAGACGCGACAGTAGCTGAAGTTCTTGACTTAGATGAAGGCGATCTTTTGTATCTGCCTTCTAAGTTGTACCACAGGGTTGATACCCTAGGGCCTCGTATATCTATTTCTTTTCATTTCCATACGCATGGAGGTAGTAACAGAGAAAAATGGATAGACTGGCTTGGAGACATCCATGAATGATGGAAGATTCTCTGGAGATATGGACAGAAACGAAGTAGAGATTGACCTCTCTAAGTTTATGGAAATGATTCAGGAAAACAACGACCTCAAGCAAAAGATATTTATGCTAGAGAACGAAGACAAGGTTAATCCTTGGCAAAAATGGATTCATATGGCGGCAGCAGTAGATAGCTGGAGAATATTCCCTAGAATGTTCTTATCAGTATATATCTTTCTGCTTTATTATTCCACAATGTGGTTTATGGAGTTGCCAGAACCATCGCTTGAGCAATCAGGCTTAATTAGTATTATAGTAGGCGCTGGCGCTGCTTGGTTCGGGCTTTATGCGGGAACAAGTAAGTCTAGTGCGTCATTTAACGGGGATAAAAAATAGGATTTGAAAAATAGTTCTTGACATCTCCCGAAAATGTTGCTATAATATGTAATATAAAATGAAAACAGATATTAAATATCAAGTTTTTGAGGGTACTAGGTAGTGAACAGATGTAACGTAATCGGCCTACCTACGACTAGACCAGCGTGTGAACGCTAGACAAGTTAATAACACAGCAAGAAAATAGAGAAGGTTGCCGTGTTGCAAATGTAACTGTCCAGACAGCGAATTTGCCTAGTACCCTCACCCTTATTATTATGGATAAAGTAGAATTTTTAGCAAACAATGTAGAAGCAGAAGGCAAACGTGCTTATCTTGTTGAGGGCAGACGCGTGGTATTTCCTAGCGACTGGACTGACGAGGAACGCGATGCGTGGATACAAAAAGCAAAGAAAGACACTCATCTCAAAAGACCTTTGAGAATGATTAAAAAAGACGGAAGTACGTCATTACTGAGAGCATACAGAAAGATATGAATGTAAAAGGAGCAAAAGAAGCATACGAAGGATTAGCATATAAAGTGCTAGAAGATGCTACGCCTATTGAACACAGAGACGTAATCCGTAATAATTTGGAGAAACAAAGAGTACAAGTTGAAGAAGAGATTATGGTACTCGAGGGCAGGTTAGCTTTGAAAAAAGAATACCTTGCGAAGATTGAAGGTGGAATTGACGTACTAGACGAGTTAAAATGAGTAAATATAAGTTTAACGAAGATACAACTCTAGCTACAGTTCTCGACCACATCGACGCAACCTACTCTGCACACTACGCACAAGGTAGTTTGCAATCAACTGAAGTTATCTTTGACGCAGGACATGGAGAAGGTTTCTGCATAGGTAACATCATCAAATATGCCCAGCGATACGGACACAAGGATGGTCGTAACGCTGCGGATCTACTTAAAATCATTCATTACGCTATTATCTTATATGGAGCAAATAATTTAGACGGAGAAGAATATGGCGATTAGGAATGTGAAAGCAAAGAGTCATGAGAAACTGGACAATGCTAACGTCCAGAAAGTCATAGACTTATTAAATCAAGAAAGTCCTATTACCAAGAAAGAGGCTTGTGAGATTCTCAATATACGCTATAACACGACGCGTTTACAGAAAATCATAGAAGAACATCTGGAAATGACAGCGTTTCGTGAGAAAAGGAAAAGCCAAAATCGTGGTAAAGGTGCAACAAAAGCAGAGATTAGAGATTGTATACAGTCTTACATTGAAGGAGAAAACATCTCCAACATTGCAAAGGCATTGTACAGGTCAAACTCTTTTGTAAAAGCGATAATCGAACGTGTAGGAGTTCCTCAGAAACTACCTAAAGAACACGATAGATGTCGCGATATTATGTTGCCAGAGCAATGTGTAGCCGAGTCTTTTGAAGAGGGCGAGATTGCATGGTCAGCTAAAAACAATGGATTTTGTTTAGTTTTAGAAGAATACAGCAAAGAAGCACAGGCACATAAGCCTGGCATAGTCCCAGTGGACTACGAAGCAAAGTATGGCGCTAAAGGTTACAAAATCTATGTACTTACCCCGTGTGATACGAGTAATACATTCTTCCCGTGGGTAAACGGCGATAGAGTGGGCTATTATTCTTTCAGTTTGGCTTATGATTTAGGAAATCTTAAGCATCTGGAGGAATATGGTGTTAAATTGGCTTGATATATTTATAGCGGGATGGATGGCTACTTGGATAATAGCACAGTTCACTGTGTTCATTCCAAGTATGCTAGTTCTAAAACATAACGATAGTGAGCATAATTCACTATCATGGTGGCCGTTAACTTGGGTAATTTTTGGTATAGGTTCTCTTATTGCAGTACCTGTATTTTTACCTATAGTACTGATTGATAGGTACAGACGAAAGTTTATTAGTGCCTACGTCAGCAGTTTATTGGAAGTAGATAATGAGAGATAAAATTATTGAAGCCCTTTGTAAGAAGTACAAAGGCATTATAGCAGAGGCAGAAACTAACATTGAGGTATATCTCGAAAACCCAGTGGGTATTGGAGAACACCCTGATGTGCTGGCGGCAATTGATAGTCAATTAGCTGTAGCAGCGGATGCCAAGGAAAAGCTCGAATGTATTCGAGAGTTTTATTTAGGACAGTATGACTAGCATACATACAGAAGCGCAGTGCAAGATTAAGTTAGTTGCACTATTGGACAAAATACAAAGTATTGATACTTCGGAAACGGCTACTCTTAGATTCGAAGTAGACGATGCAAAAGCATTAGCTGCGGAGTTAGCACGTGAACGAGAATTTGTACAACCCGATTGATACTATCTTGCAAAAGCAAGAAGAAGACGGAATTAGTATGATCGCTGTCATTCGTAACCCATACGAACGATTAGTGTCGGGGTATCTTGCATCTTTTGGATACGAGTCTTTTGAGGAGTATCTAAATGAAGGATTGCATAGAGCCCAAGCTTACGAACTCAATGGTATTCCCTACATTAAGTTGGAAAACTGGGAAACCGAGGTAGCTGAGAAAGATATAGACATAAGCGAATATAGTCCAGATATTAGCAAGTTAGACTATGCGTCGGACTATAGATGTTGGTATGATAAAAAGTTAAAGAAAAAAGTCAAGACGCTAACACGCGCTGACCGCATAACTTACAACTATACCTTCTAAAAAATAAATATTGACATGGCGTTAAATACTTTGTATAATATTAGAAATAAATGGGAAAACTATGAGCGACAGATTTTATACACAAATGTTAGAATCAACAGGTTGGTGTCCTGGCTTTAAGAACACCACCACGCTTGCAGAATATGAAGATAAATTTGGTAAAATAAGGAGAAAACGTAAAATGGCTTGGACTGATGAATCAAAACAAGAAGCTATTGAGATGTACACAGCTGAGAACCCTACTCCAGAAAACAGTATGGAGATTGTTAAGGACATTGCTTCCGAATTAGGTGAGAGCCCAAATGGTGTAAGAATGGTCTTATCAAGGGCAGGTGTTTACGTCAAGAAGACTCCTGCAGCTAAATCCCCTAGTGGAGGCGGCGGTGGTGGCGGTCGTGTATCAGTTGCTGATGCACAACAGTCAGTTGCAGATGCGATTACTGATATGGGACTTGAGCCCGATCAGGCAATCATTTCTAAATTGACTGGTAAGGCAGCTAACTACTTTGCAGAGTTGTTGACTAAAGCTAACGAAGGTTAATTAACCTGAAGTTACGAACGTGAGGTAGACGCACACTACCTCACGATTTTTTGCATCCAGCAAAAGCACCTCGCTTTGACCTCACCGTTATTGGGTAACTTAAATAACTAACCCAAATAAGGAAAGATGAAAAAAGACGAGTTTATAAAGCAGGTCACCGAAGCAGGTGATGCTGTCATCACTTATCGAAGTCAGAACAGTCGTAGATTGAAGTACAACGTGTGCACTCTAGACTTTGATAACAAATACATACAAACGAAGAGAAATCGTGCGAAACCCAACCCAAAGCAAGTTCTATTGTTTTGTTGGGATACAGACTCTTACCGTCTATTGCAACCTGACAATGTCACTAGCATCGTTCCTTTAGCAAAGATACTAAAGAATGATAGACCTGACTAACGAACCTGCATTATACGAGAAGCTGATTCACTACAATGAAGCAAAACACGAAAAGATTTATTTAAGTGTAAATACCTTCAGAGGAACTGAATACCTGTCGCTACGGAAATATTTCCAAGATTTTGACGAAGAATGGAAGCCATCAAGGGAGGGAGTAACTATGCCTATTGATTTTACAAATAGTAAAGCCCTCTTTGAAGGATTAGTAGAAATCATATCTTTAGCCGAAGCAAAGGACGTTCTAGAAACACATTTCAAAGATGTGTTAGATGATATTTACCAGTGATGCCTGATGAGTGGATACCTTATCTACTTCGAAAGATAGGAGTAGAAGAGGATTCGTTTCTTGAAGCAATAATTATATTAACCCTATTCCCGCTACTAGTGGGCGTAATTTTATGGATATTTTTAAATGATAGTGGCTACCTTCCCTAGAACGGGAGCAACCAAATTTTGCATAGATTTGGCAGCTAAACACAATATGCCTTTTATTGGAGAACTCTCTCCAGTTTATAGTCCAGACGTGGGAGACAATGGTTATCCCGATAAAAAGACTAAACACGAAGTACCAAACTGTCAGCCCCAACCTACACTAGAAATGTTTACAAAATATATGGATACTGAAGACTGTATTAAACAGATTAATAGGTATGCTTATTTAGTAGTAGATAAAGCTGATTATATTTTACTTAGACGAGATTTCTACCATGTAGGAGAAAGTTTAGTAGGATTATTAACAAGAAGCGGATTACCACATGATGGAGGCTTTCCTGCTTTTATAGCTATAATGCTACAAGAAATATTTTGTGAAACTGCGGCACTTACTGCTTGGTGTGTAGAACACCCAGAAAGAAAGATTACGTGGTTTGAAGATTACTTTCCTGAATATGATGAGTGGTCAGAAGCTCACAAAGAAAGAAATGTAAAAATACATCCTGGTTGGCATAAGTGGTTAGCACATCATATAGAGCAGACACCAATCCAAAAACACCTCGATATCTTATGGGATAGAACACATTAAAAATAGTTCTTGACAAATCCCCAAATCTTTAGTATAATATACACATGAATATTTTTATACTTGACGAAGATTTAGATAAGTGCGCGGAGTATCATGTCGATAAACATATCGTCAAGATGCCTCTTGAGGCGGGTCAGATGCTTTGCACAGTACATTGGACACAGAAATATGCAGGTTATATACCAGACAGAAAACTCACATCAGATGAGTGGGCAAAAGTCTCAGTTCAGAAAAAGAATGAACCGAGGGACTTTCCTTACCTTCCTACTATGTACAATCACCCTTGTACCATCTGGGCTCGCACCAGCAAGTCAAACTATGACTGGCTCTACTGCTATGCCCTGGCACTGGGAGATGAATACACCTACAGGTATGGTAAAGTGCACAAATCGGTCGAAATGGTACTGGGACTACCAGACATTGACTTACCCGATATTGGACTCACACCATTCGCACAAGCGATGCCTGATGAGTTAAAATCCGATGATGCAATCGCATCTTACAGAGAGTTCTACCACAAAGACAAAGCTGTGTTTGCTGAATGGAAACACAGAGAGCGTCCTGAGTGGTGGGACGACAATTCCGCAGACTATGAAGGTAGGATTAGTAGATGATCCAAAAAATAGTACTTGACAACAACCCAAAATCTTAGTATAATAATAGAATGAAAAATATTGAAGACTATTTACAAAAATGTAGCCAAGCCTACTACAATGGTGAGCCTGTCATACCAGACGACGTTTACGATCGCTTAGTTGAAGGCACACAAACACAGCACGAAGTAGGGGCTGCAGTAGATGGTGTTCGATTCCCCCACCCATACCAAATGTATTCTCTCCAAAAAGTTTTTGATGGAGAGGATACTCCCCCAGACTGGAACGCAATGGAACCTGTTGTAATGACCCCTAAGTTGGACGGTGCAGCAGTGTCTCTAATCTATGTGGACGGCGCATTTACACAAGCCCTTACCCGCGGAGACGGCAAAGAGGGATTAGACATAACTATTAAGATGTCGACACTCGTTCCAGAACACATCGGGCTAGATGGTATACGTCAATCA